GATTTTTTTCCAAGTATTGATACACTTGTAGATAATAGTCCAGTAAATATATATTTTTATCAAATTGCACAATTTAGTGATAATGAAAATAATAAAAATTTTCAATTAAGTAAAAATAGTAATATTTATAATATTAGAGCATATAAATTTAAAGGCATTGGAGGCTCTAATCAAGGATACGGTAATTGTATGTATTCTTATGATATCATTGATATAAACAATTACAAATTAAGTAAACGAAATGTTGATAAATTTGTTGAAAAAATTAAAATAAAAGGTGATGTTGAAGGAGCAAAGACGGGATTAGGAACGGGTAATAAGTATAAACATGTCCATAATAAGGATAATAATAAAACACTTTATAAATACAAATTTTATCCAGTATATAACTTTAATGAAACAGCACCACCTCAAGGATATGAAATTAATGAATGCACTTCAGAATTATTACGTTAATTTGATAACATTATTTTTTAAGAGAACATTAAAAAAATAAGTATATATAATAATGCTACAACTATGAAAGTTATTCCTATATAAAAAATACTATCAATATTTAACCCTGATAAATTATATTCTTTTTTTTTAAATTTTAAAATAATTATAATCCATGTATTTTTAATATTAAATAAAATATTTTTTAATGATAGTTCATATGGTTTTGGTACTTTATTAACAATATTTTCTAAATCAGTTGTTTTAAACTCCTGCTCTAAAATTCGTCTTTTGTCTTGTTTTTGTATATATTCATCAAATTCCTTATTAAATAAATAAGCATCAAAATATTTACCCCTATTATCATACATACTTGTACCCATGTTTGTTATAATTATATTTATTATAGATATTATTATTATTTTTAATCTTACTTTTTACCTTTAACTTTAAGACATGTAATAAAATTGAAACTTGATATGAATAATAATGATTATATTAATAATAACAATTTATAAGTATAAGTATAAGTATAAGTATATAATATATAACAACTCATGATATATCTCAAGTGTCCAACATGTGGTACTATTCTTGGTAATAGACAACAAATATATGTTAAAAGATTAGATGATATTGATGGTAATAGTAATACAGATGAAAATACTAAGAATGAACTTAAAACAAAATTATTTGATGAAATTAAAATAGTAAATTATTGCTGTAAAATGCGAATCTTAACGTTTAAGGATTTAAACAATATAATCAAATAGGTACAAGCAATTTAATATAAAAGTATATGCGCTATATATAATAAATGATGGATAATTTTGATATTCTGATAGATAAATATACAAAAATAATGGTTGAAAACTATAAAAAAAACGAATCTAATATATACAATAAAATTGAATTATTAATTCAAAATGACACTGATTATAATAATTTAGATAATTTAGAAAAAAGTATATTGCTTAATATTTTAAAAGATACCCCAGAACTTAAAATGGATATTATTCCTGAACCAATTGTAAACAGTAAAAAAGAAGATAAGGTTATTAGTAAGAAAATATGGTCTATTAATACAAATAAGAAAGAGGAAGAACAAGAAAAAGGAGGGAATAGTGATGGAAAAAAAGAAGTTAAAAAAAGTGCATTTGATTTATCAAAATTATTATCTAAAAAAAGATATGAATCAAATGAATCTTATAATCACAATAAAATTAACACGAATAAAATTAACACAAATATAACGGGTATTATAGAACCAATTAGTGATAATGATTATGAATATAAGAAAAATATATTTTCTGCTTTAAGTGAAATTGTATTACCTGCACAACGTTCTGATGCATGGTTTAAAATGAGAAGTGAAAAGATTACAGCATCAGATTGTGGTACAGTTCTTGGACAAAATAAGCATGAACCAGTATATTCGTTTCTTATTAAAAAGGTATTCGGGTCAACATTTGAAACAAATGAGGCATGTTATCATGGTAAGAAATTTGAGAATATTGTTACATTAATGTATGAATATAAATACGATACATGCGTTCATGAGTTTGGTTTATTAGGGCATCCAGAACATACAATCTTAGGTGCAAGTCCAGATGGTATTTGTGGGCCATATAAGCGTGATGGTAAAACAAGGTCAGAATTAGTAGGACGTATGTTAGAAATTAAATGTCCTCTTTTAAGAAAAATAAAATATTCAGGAGAAGTTAAAGGTGAAATATGTCCAATTTATTATTGGTGTCAAGTACAACAGCAATTAGAATGTTGTAATTTAGATGAATGTGATTTTGTCCAAGTTAATATTGAAGAAATAGATAGAGAGGAATATATAAAAGATTGTAAAAGTGATACAGAAGAATATATAAGTAAAAAAACAGGATTAGAAAAAGGAGCATTACTTGAATTTATTCCTGCTAAAATTAGCGATGATGATATTGATATTAAAACTGGTTCTGTTAAAATGTCATTAGTATATGATAAAGCATCATTTGTTTATCCTCCTAAAATAGATATGAGTAATAATGAAATAGACAAATGGATTTTATCAGAATTAGATAAAAAGAGAGACGGTGTTAAATTAAATAGGGTAATGTATTGGCGTATATTAGAATCAAGTAATACGCCTATATTAAGGGATAAAGTATGGTTTAATGAAAGTTTACCGAGGTTAAAAGAGTTGTGGTCGTATGTTGAATTTTTAAGAAACAATATGTCTATTGCGAATGAATGGAAAAGTTATATTGATAGTCTACCTAAAAAATATAGTGAAAAGATTATGGATAAATTGCATACTCTAATGAAAGGTTCTGTTAAAAATTGATTTTTTGTAAATAAGTTTTGTTTATAAACAATAAGGTTTATAAGCATTGATAGGAATGAAGCCCTCACAAGAGGATATAGAAAAGTTATATAACAAGTTAAATTTCAAACTATTTACATTAAAAGTATATAATGGTAATAAGTATTATGTTGATAATGAAACAAATTTGATATGGAATGATGAGAAGAATATTGTTGGTTATTACAAAAATGCAATTTTCTTATTTGAAGATGATGATAAACTAATATCATTATAGACATAACGATAGGTCATGCGTTTTTGTAATAATTTCCAAGCCACTAAAAATAAAATATAGTTATAAAATATATATACATACTTACACTGTACATGCCTAGTAATGATAATATAAATATAAAAGATGTCATGCCTACTAAAGTAGAAGAAACAAAATGCAGTCCAAATATCAATTTTGAAAATGGTTCATGTATAACACTTGAATTATTAATAGAAATGGCAAAAGCATATAATAAATATTGTATAGAAAAGGGTAATGCGAAAGATGCAATACAAATAGATAGTATGATAAATAAATTAGAACATGATAAATACAAAATATACTTATTATATCAATTTAAAAAAAGATTTGATGGATCACAAAAAGAATGGATAAAACAAGAATTTATACGTTTAATGAATAAAGATGATCGTCATAAATTAGAACATCATACATTTCGTCCAACTGGTCCAGATGGGCAATTTGAATGGTTATCAACCCTTGATATAAATAAAACATTAGCACAATATGAAAATAAATATAATGATTTTAAATTTTTAGGAGCAGTGCCTATTGATTTTAATGATTTAGACTGGTATCCATTTAAAAAGATGAATTTCAAAGATTTTCAAGATAAAAATATTAATAGGATCGGTGTTATATTTAATTTAGATAAACATAATCAAGGTGGTTCACACTGGGTTAGTTTATATGCAGATTTAAAAAAAAAACAAATATATTTTAGTGATTCATATGGAACAGAACCACCACAAGAAGTTAAAAAATTTATGAATAGAATAAAAGATTATTTGATTACTAATGGTTTTAATGATGGTAGCATTGATTTAAGACATAATACAACACCTCATCAACGTGGAAATTCTGAATGTGGTGTTTATTCAATTAACTTTATTTTAAGATTATTAAAAGGTAAAAATTTTGACCATATAACAAGAAAAAGATTAGATGATAAAAAAGTTAATAAATGTAGAAATGTATATTTTGAAAAAAATCATGTTATAAAGGGTTAACTAAATTTTATCAGTTTATCAGTTTATCAGTTTATCAGTTTATCAGTTTATCA